GTAGGAAGTGATTATGTGGGTGGCGCCGGAAGTGCAGCCAATCAGGCAGCAATTCAGGCAGCCGTTGCTCATGCAATCGGTTTCAAAGCTCTTGGTGTTTTCATCAATACGGCAGTCGGTAATGCCTATGAGAACACCCCAGGTGTGGCCAGTGGCCGCGGGCCGTACATGTCCCAGATGGGAACTTACGGTAACCAACTGTACGAAACTGCCCTTATCGGCAATTCCGTCGGTGGTGATCCTGCTGCCGGTGCAGCCCTGGTGTATTACACTGGTGTCGGACTCATTGCCAGCCGCAATGGTTACTTGACCCCAGCCCAACAGCTCAACGTAGCCGGTGCAGCCATCGTTTCTTGTGACGACGTAACAGTCGCAGCCGAATCGTATGTGCTGAACACCGACAATTCTTCAACCCTGCTCGGCATCGTCAAAATGCCGCCGGATGCGACTCAGGCTGAAGTCGTGTACGACCAGAGAGTATAAGGAGGTACTTATCATGCCTATGGATAATGCAGTAAAGCAAAGGCTGATTGGTGAGTATATCAAAACTCCAGCTGGACGTGCCAAACTGGCCGCGTCCATGACACAGCCCCTTCGTACACGTCGTGATTATGCCGCCGTCGGACGTAAGACCTTCCTGGTCGAACAACTCCCCGATGGTGCATTGCCTCTGTACGACAAAGATCCTGATGTCACGGCATTCGTGGTTGGTGAGGAAGGTCAGAACATTCTGGCTGTCACCAAACCGAGACGTGTCATCTTCCCTCTGTTCGAAGTTGCCTCGAACCCTGAAATTCCTTTGACTCAAATCAAGGAACGTCGGTTTGACCTCATCGAGCGCGCCCAGGAATTGGCTCGTGCCCAAATCCAGGCTGCTGAAGACGAGCGTGTTTTTGCCGTCCTCGACAGTATTGCCACCGCAGGCTTCGATAGTCTTCCGGCTCAGATGAACGCTGACATCCCTGTCATCGCCCCCATCACCGGCCAGATTCTTGCTGATGCCTACTCCCTGATTGAACGTCACGACCTTCGTGTAGCCCGTGTCTATATGAATGCCAGGGATTATGCGGACCTTCGTAAGTTCGGACGTGACATCCTCGACATTGAAAGCCAAGCCACCCTGCTGAAAACCGGTCTGATGGCAACCCTCTGGGGTGCTCAGATTGTTACCAGTCGTTTGGTTCCGGTTGGAACGGTTTACATCTGCTGCGAGCCCGAGCACTTTGGTCGTATTCCAGTACGTACCGAACTCACGGTTCTGTCGGCTGATGATCCCAAAGCCCGTACCATTGGTTTCTCGGTCTTCGAGAATCTCGGTATCGGTGCCTTCAACCCCCGCGGTTTGGCCCGTCTGACCATCACCCGATAACCTCGGTTGATTTTCAAGACAATCTAACCCGATCCCTTTTCAGGGATCGGGTTTTTATTTTGCCTATTTCTGGGTATTATTGTTACAGAAATCTAAAATCTGCCTTTTAAAGGCCATAGGAGAAAGCAAATGGACGATGGCAGTAATAGGAACCCGGGGACGGCACATTATCGCCGAGTATTGGGGGTGCAACCCTAACATACTCAATAATGAGATTCGGATTCAAGAGTGTATGGTAAAAGCTGCTCAAGAATCTGGAGCAACTGTGGTTAATACGGTATTTCATAAATTCACCCCTACAGGAGTGTCGGGAGTTGTGGTCGTTGAGGAATCTCATTTCTCAATCCACACCTGGCCGGAAGAAGGGTATGCAGCCTGTGATTTCTATACTTGTGGGAACTGTGATCCTGAAAAAGCCATTCATCTCCTAAGTAAATATTTTGATTCTTTGCCTCCTGATTGTCTGAAAATCAACCGGGGTACTCCTGGGTTTCTCAAAGTTTCTTCATTATAAGTCCTGTTTTTGAATCCTTGGGTATAATCAGAGCTATTCGATTTACATCAAGGTAGTTCAAATGGGCATATTGGAGATCACGAATGAGGAAGATTTAACGATTGCCCCCAAAGCCAATGCTTTCCGAGTTCTGGATGACGGTACGGGGGTTAGTTGTTTTTTAGACTTCCTGGAGTATGACCCTGAAGAAAACAAAGCACGGGTTATTTCCAGAATCCACATAAGTCGGGGATTTTTATCAGCAATCCAGGACAGGCTGAATTTTTCTTTAAGGGAAATAAAAGATGAGAATCTAAAGAAGGGTTGAAAATTTTTACGACCTTTTTTGAAACCCTTGGTACAGTGTGAAAGTGATGAAGACTATACCATATCTCACACCCTATTGGTGTGGATTGAAACGGAGGAAAATATGGCTCAGATAGTTCATAAACGTGGTACCTTTCAAACCTTTAGGGTGTTGAGCAACATTCATATGGGAGCCTATGAGATGGATCTCCCTGCACAAACGGAAGTTGAGTTCGATGGTATGGTGTTGAAATGGGGTGATGACAAGTACAATTTACCCTTATTTGCCGGAGCCATCAACGCTGGATGGGCAGTTCCCATCGAGGACAACGTCAGTCAGTATGTTCCGAAGCCTGCTGGAATCGAAGTTCGTCCGGCTACCTCAGATGGCCCGGAACGAGGTGCTCCGATGGAAATAGGTAAAGCCCCTGATGAGGAAGATGTGTTTGTCGGCACGGTCGATCAGAATAATGCTCGACGAAAAGCTGCAAATGCACCTCCAATCCCTCAAGCCTCTCAAGCATCAATGGAACACGCTGCTGCTCTGGCTGCTGCCCGTCGCAAGCAGGCAGAGGCTTCTGAAGCTGCTGTTTTGGCTGAAGAGGGTGATGAGACACCATCAATTCAGCATTCAGATGACGATAATCCGGTTGAGACTGTGATTCAGTCCAAAACTTTCGACCCAACACCGAAATTCACTCAAAATGGTATGGAGATCATCTCTGAGGATCAGGATGCTGTACCAATTGCAACTATCGGTGATCGAAATTCTGCTAACGTCGGGTCAAATGCTCTGGGCGGTAAAAGAACTGTTCTGACAAATGAGTCCCAAGCAAGTACGGCTATTCGGATGGCTGAATCGGTCAAGCCTATCAGGACGATCAAGCAAGCATCTCCTCCGGCCACGGAAAGTATAACCCCTGCTTTGGATGCTGCAAAAGTATCACCCCCACCGGCTCCAGAAGTAGCCCCAGCCCCAAAGACAACACCCTCTGTCGAGAAAATCAAATGGGAACGTGGGGATCGTAAGCCTATGAATCGAGCAATTGATGCTGTGAAAAAATACGGCTCAGATCCGGCAGCTTTGAAACAGGTTATGGCACAGGAAACTGACCAGACCCGACGTTTCATCCGGTCGGAACTGAAAAAGTCCAAACGCTGAACCCTTCGGGGATCGGTTTTCTTTCAATGAAAAGCCTCTGTAGGGACGACAGTGTTTCCTAATGGAGGTTTTTCATTGTGATGAACGATAAACAAGCTAGTAGTCAGGCAGCATGGGCACTCTTAATGGAGGGTGTTGCACACGCCCGAGTTGATGCCCATCGTCTGAAGCATCTGATAAATAGAGCAATCCGTCTGGTTGAGGCTTCTGATGAAAAAGAACACCTTTACCAGGTGGCTGGGGATATCATTGTGGGAATCCCACAACGTCTTGAACACCTGGAAACGGACTTGGACCGAACAAGTCTGGCATTATCTAAGATGGGAGCCGAATTTCTGACTGCTCGGTTATCCATTTCAGACAAAGCTATGGTAGACGAGGCTGTTGAATCAGCTTTTGGTCGGCCCACTCCGAAAGATTCGGACGTTGAGAGACTGGCTCGAAAGTACATGAGAAAAGCTATGAATGTTTGGGTGGCCTCTGTTCCTGAAACTATCCGACACGTTGCAGAAGCTCTGGATAAACTGTCAGGTGTCGAATTCAAAAAATTCCCTCACTTCTATCAGTGGGAATGGTCTGGGGACCACAGCTCCATCACATACAATTCCCGACAAAAACCCAACCAAATCCTTGTGAATGGGGGAATCAGAACAAAGGCTTATCAGTGGTTCATTCATCACCCTGACTACAACAAATTCAGCAAACAGCCTATGAACGGCGGCCCTGGTGGGCCAGATGTCTGGCAGTATAAATTGAAATGAAACGACGAAGCTACAACAGACCTACCGAGGAATTACCAGGAGCTCAGACGTTTGTACGTCCTGACACAGGTGATAATCAGAAAGACGACATCAAGCCAAGGCTCCCCTCTCCCCCGTGGTCTCGTAGCAAACCATCCCCTCCACTAGGATTTGGGAAACCTGCTCCAGGCAAGCAGAATTACAAGGTCCCGAACAAACCGGGTGAGGATTCTCCTGTTCCGAACCCTGCACCTAGTACGACGGTAACCCGTCGTCCTGAAGTGAATTCTGCTGTACAAAGGCCGGGACCACCGACAGCTCCGAAAAGGCAGCACGACCAACGGGGTCAGGCCAGGATGTACTACAAAAAATATTATCAGGGGAACAAGGGCAAGATTAAGAAACGGATGAAAGTCTGGTACAATAAGTGGAAGAACAAGTTCAACTACAAGAAAGACCAGCAAAAACGTAGGGACACCCCTCAGAAGTTTGAACGTAAACCGGGTGGTGGAGTTCAGGAAAACAAGAACCGGGCCGAGAAGAACCGTCAGAAGAAAGCCGAGATGATGAATCTTCCGGCAGCCCAGTTGTTCAGTATAAAAACAGGTCAGTATGGCCTGATGTTAGGGGCTGATCCTGATACCGGATATATTTTGCTGTATCTCGACAATCATGAGACAATTGAAGTCCCTTTGGAGGTTTTTCTGGAGGATTTCGTTATGCTGTCGGAAGAAGATATTGACGTGGCTCTGGACAATTTGGATACTGCTTTCGATCTGAGTGATGAGGATGTGTTTCTGGACAAGGTGGCTGATTTCCTTTATGAGAAACGTCCGCCCCAGATGGACCCTGACAACCATTATGATCGAGGTTCTGAACGAGAGAAGGATGAACCCCCATCCCCGGCACCTGGTCGGATGCCCTCGTATTATGTCTGGGACAACCCTGGATCGGCCAAGGTCATCCCGGAACACAGTGATTTTGTCAATAATAAGGCTGCCATCAAGCTGGCTGCCAAGATTGCGGACATCCGAGAAGGGTGTAGCTCTGAGTTACGGGCAAAGTCTGAAAAAGTAAAGATTCGATTAGCTCGTGTGGATAACAAGAATGCAATGTGGTCGTTCGATGCCACGGGATCGAAAGGACAGAAATACCGGATCAAGATTAAGGCAGTTCCCAAGGGAAATGTTCGGGATATGAGTAAAGCTGATATTTTGGTATCCTGTACATGTCCATACTGGCAATGGCAGGGTCCTGAGTACTATGCCCAACAAGAGGGGTATTTGCTCGGTAAGCCACGGGGAACTGCTTCTAAACCGGACGTAAAAGATCCTAGCGGCCGTCACAAGGCGTGCAAACACATTCTTGCATGTCTGGGTAGGGTTGCCGGTTACACGGTGCCTGAGAAGGCACGTCCGGTCAATAAAGTAGCTTCTTCTCTTCAGTATTTGGCTAATATAATTTCACAAGGGAATGTGACGGTCGTTTCTGACGATCAAATGGACTTGGAGTTGTTCGTTCATCGGTATAGTGTGAAGAAGTCAAATGAAGGAGAACATTATGCCGATCTATGAGTACCGATGTGAAAACGATGCCTGCCGTCATGAATTTGAAGAAATCCTATCCTTTTCAGAAGGAGAAAAACCACAACCTTGTCCAAAGTGTGGATCGACAACAAAGAAATTGGTGTCGTTGTCGGATTTCATTTTGAAGGGTGATGGTTGGTTTGGCAAAGCCCAAAGAATAAAAGGGCAGATGAAGAAGAAGAACGAGAGGATTTTGGAACGCCAGAAAGATCGATACAGCGGAACAGGTCCAAGAATCCAGCCTAATGTGGATGGTAAGCCCGTTGATAGCTGGGCCGATGCTCAAAAACTGGCTAAAGAAAAAGGTAAAATTGCTGAAACCTATCAGCCGATGGTGGAAAAAGAAAAAAGAGGTGAAACATGAGCAGTTATGGCCCATTCGATGCCCGTATCGGGATGTTGGAACGTGCCCCCCATTTTGTCGATTTGGTTACTCGAAATAAACCGGGAGTTACTCAATACCGGCTCTGGGGTGCTCGTAACGTCAATGATGCTTATGGGGATCTGACGGATAGTGGTGTTGGTGGTACAGGACCGACTTTGATGATGACTGCAAATTCCGGCCAACGGGTTCAGAGTCCTGAACTCATTCGACGAAAAGCAGGTTGGGTTGAAGAAAACCGTCGAGGCCAAACATCATTCCAATTTGACATCATTGATTTTTTGGCTCCTGCTGTTCCTCAACCCTTTGGCTCTGATGAGGAGCCTGTATTTGTTCGACTGCAAGAATTCCGTCAGGCAGCAGCAGCTTGGTCGGCTGTTCCCATAGGTGCTCCTATCAACCCAGGTGAGCCGATCCTTGGCCCAATTCTGGTTGTTCCTGGTTCTCGTCAGAATAAAGCCATCTCTATAGCTTTTGCTGGCACGGCTCCGGCAGCGACAGGTTGTATGGAGATGTATCCGGCAAACTTCGACGAGACCGTTCAGATTCCATTGCCTATGCACGTTGTTTTCCCCCGTCCTGTGGATAATCTGGTTATTCGAAATGATGCCGACGATGAAGATACTTGGTTGTTGGTGTCCTACGGGATCGGAGAACCTATGTATGCAATCCCGGGAGGACACGGTAATCAAAGCACTATGTCTTATGATACAGCCAACGGTAGTGTTAATGAGATCATTCTGGCTTGTGATACTGTTGTACCGGCAGCTTCGGTTGGTGCCGATCCCGGATGTCCTTTCACAGTCGTGGCCGTTGCTCCAAGTTGGAGAGTTTAAATTCCTCCCCACCGGATCAACCCTTAGAACCGGATAAATCTAAGGGTCTCGGGTGGGGTTATTTTTCTCAAAATAACCAAACTATTGAGTACTTTGGTAGGTTGATAATCTACTATGTGTATGCGAGTGGGGTATGTGCTCCACTTTTGGACTGAAACGGATTAACTTTTAGATGGAGGTCAAAACATGCCGTATATCTGTCTGACGAGAAGTGATATCCCAGACGGAACATTGCAGATTTTGGATTTGCTTCCTAATGCGTCATTGCGGCATCCGGGTTATGACCCGCCTGCACAGACACGTTATGTGAATCGAGTTCAAAACAATGCTCTGACTCTCGTTAATGGGGTATGCTACGGAACCAAATATGGACTGGCAGCTTACATTCTTGACCGGATTGAGCCCGGGGGATTACAGTTTGGGTCGGCTGAAGTCGATCTGGATGTTCCCGGAGTTGTTTTGGCTGGGGACACCATTACCCTTGGTGGGGTGGTTTTCACAGCTACCGATGGTCTTTACGACCCTGCTTTGCAGGAGTTTTACTCGGATGCCGGTGCCGGTTCCGATGAAACTGTTATGGCCAATTCACTTATCGATGCAGTAAATGATCCGGCTACCCAGGCATTGCTTCTGGCAGCCGGTTCAACTGTAACAGCTTCAGCAGGTGCTTCTTTGGGTGCAGGTCAGGTTACTTTGACTGCCGATACTGCCGGTGTTACCGGAGCTCTGACATTGACTGAAAGTACTGCTGGTGCCCGTATCGATATTTCCGATGACCATTTGGCTCGGACCTTCGAAGCTTTCACTGCAGATTATGCTTACAACATTGCCGTTCGAATCATTGCCCGGATGGATGCAGCTTCTGCCCTGACGGCTACCGATGTAAATACTGCAATCAATGCCGAAGCCGGTGTTTCTGGCTGTTCCATTGCCAGCGTTGGAACCTTGGGTTCCCTGACGGAGATGCTCTCGATTCTGGCCGGTCGTGGATATCGTCTGCCAGACCTGTCAACTATCTATACTGGAGCCGGATACGACATGTGGCATACGGCAGCAGCCGGAAGTTTCTTCATTTCCCATTTGGTTAATGACACCAATATGGTAGCTGGGGAACTTACTCCGACGAACATCGGTGGTGATGCAGCCTTGATGCCGGTTAAAGGTATCACGGACACCTACCACAGTTCAACTTTGGATATCTCTCTTTTGGAGGGTGATCTGTCCAAAATGGGTGCAGGAATTACTCTCTGGCCGGACAGTGATCCGATCCCGCAATTCCCGTGG